TCCTTGACACCAATAAAGCCGTCGCGTGATTTGCTGCTAGGCAGGTTCATGCAATGGAAGCTAATCAGCCGGCCAGGCATCATCACCCGATGCAGCTCCTTGGCCAGATAGACAAAGTGATCAAAGAACTCCTGATCGTTGCGGCTGTTGCCCATATCACGATCGCTGTTTGAGAACGTATACAGCGATGAAAATGGCGGGCTGAAGATGCTGTAATGAATGCTGTCGCTGTCGATCTGCTTGATGCTTTCGACGCAATCACCCATGTACATGTCCCAGCCATTGCCGGACTTGTGCTCAGTGATGTGCGGTGCAACCTGACGCTGGATCTTCTTGAGTTGTTCCATGGTTTGTTGTTTCATGATGATGACCATTGACTCAGCCATAGCAATACTATCTATCTCCTTGCGGCGTATGTTTTCAACAACACGGCCCTCGCCTACGTCATAAATGATGTAAGCATTAACAGGTTGCTGTTGGCCAAATCGCCAGCAACGGCGAATGGCCTGATAGAACGCTTCATAGCTGTGGCTAAGGCCAACAAATGCAACATTATGGCAGCATTGGAAGTTAAGGCCAAAGCCGAAGATGCTTGGTTTGCTTACTAATACACGAATCCTGCCATCTTGAAAATCAATGGCAGCCTGCCGCTTGTGTTCATCCGAATCAGCACCGCATACCTCAACAGCGCCATCAATGGCGGCCACTAACGCCTTGCTTTCATCATTAAGATTACACCATATCAACCATTGATCGGTGTTGCTGTTAGCTAACTCAGCAGCAACATCGACGCGCATTTGTAGTGATGCCTTACGCACCTTGCGTTGTTCGCTTAATGTCCTAGCTTCCATAGCAAATAATGCCATCTGGCCATCATCATCAGTTACAGCCTCGCGTTCTGCTTCTACAGTGCAATCCTTAATCTCAAGCGCAGTCAGAATAAAGTCACCATCGTCATAACCAAGGTCTGATGGCTTGCGGATCGTTACAGCCCAACTGCATACCCATTCCCAAAACTTATCCTTTGCATGGCCCTTAATGCGCCACTTAGCAATATCACCGCCATCATGCACAAAGAACATGGCCAGCATCTCGGTGCTGGTCATCACACCAATAAACTCAGCGTGATTGCCAAGTTCCATATGGTCATTAGGCGCTGGTGTTGCTGAACACGCAAGGCGAAATGGCGTCTGCTCGAATGATTCGATGATCTGGTTGCGGATCTTGCCGGTGTATGCCTTCAGTATGCTACTTTCATCTAACACCACACCAGCAAAGCTATCAGCATCAAAATGCGCTAGCTTTTCGTAGTTAGTGATCGTAATGCCGGCTTTTACGCCGGACTGCGTTGCAGCAAAGTTGCAGTCAATCCCAAACTTAGTGCCTTCACGTACGGTTTGATGCGCAACCGCAAGTGGCGCTAATACCAGCACATTACCGCCAGTGTGCTGATGCACCTGATGCGCCCATTCGAGCTGCATGGCGGTCTTGCCCATGCCGCAATCAGCCCAGATGCAAAACCTACCGACACGGCAGGCCATCGTAACGATGTCCCGTTGAAACGGAAACAACGGCGCCATAAAAGCAACAGGATCAAATCCAACCGCTTTGGCTGCTTGCGTCTTGGCGTTGATGAAATCTTGATATGTGTTCATAGGTTTGGAGTACTGCCGCCAGGTAGCGACCTATAGAACCTAGCAGACTCTGCTAAGATCTGGCAACCCCCTCCAATGGCAGCTCATGGCGCAGACGCGATCAACCAGTATCACTATCCCGCCCGATCTCAGGCGGTGGCTTGAGTCTCAGGTGAGATACGGCTATGGCATTGGTGCTGTGATCCGTGACCATTTACTGCGTGCCATGGAATCTGATGCAAAGCGTTGACTTCGCAGAGGCGCAGCGGTTCCTAGCACTACTAGGTAAACCGCCCGGCACCATCAGGCTGCGTGCCTTCTACCACGCCAAAAACCCTAAGAAAGCAGGTGACCCAGGCCGTAAAGGTGGCCCATCACGGTCGGCGATCGAGCAATGGCAGGCCGATGGCCGCGGCGTTTATGTCGTCATCAATGACGGCGGCGACACTGATGCCACCATCACCGCCTGCCGTGCCTTCTTTGTTGAATGGGATGATCGCCCTCGTGAATGGCAACTCACCGCATGGCAAGATCTCGGGCTGCCCGAGCCATCGATCCAAGTTGATACCGGCGGCAAATCAATCCATACCTATTGGCTGCTGACCGATCTGGTAACACCAGCCCATTGGTCGTTGGTGCAGTCGCGCTTGCTTGATTTCTGTGATGCTGATCGCACTATTAAGAATCCATCCCGCGTAATGCGGCTGCCAGGCACCTACCACGTCAATGGCACCGGCAACCATGGTGCATCATGCTCGATCATTACTGCTGCCGGCCATCGCTACTCAATTGCCGACATTGAAGTTTGCCTGCCAGATGAAGTGCATTACCACCACCAGCAGCAAGCAGCACGTCACACCGAACACACTCCGCGCACTAGCGACGATATCCGTGATGCGCTGGATGCCATACCATCAGCTATCCCAAACCAAAAGCAGTATCCGTTTTACCGCAACCTGCTATGGAGCCTGATTAAGGTCGTTGGTGATCCAGAGCAAGCTGTTGCAATGATGCAGCGGCATAGCCCGCTGTTTGCCGAGGCGCCGCAGGTAGCACGCTCAGGCGGTGACCAGATCACCGAAGGAACTTTCTGGTACTGGGCGAAGCATCACGGCTGGCGGCCACCGCAATTAGCGCCGCGGCCTGCTGCTGTTGCATCTGCTGCTGGATCTGTGGAGGTGGAAGCCCTTAACTGCCGGCTGGTCAGCAAGACCGATACCGAATGGCTTGATCTGACCCTACGTCATCTCTTTAACTACCCAGCCGATCGCTGGATTGAGGTTGAAGGCATCCTCCATCACTGGTGCGGCACCCATTACGAAGCACGCACCGACCAGGAGCTTGCGCCATTAGTAGCAGCCTTTCTGTCGCAGCTATTTGTTGAAGATCAGCACGGTAACCAATCACACCCATGGCGCCGTCCTCGATACGTTGATGAAGCACTGTCATGGATACGCCGCAACCTATCGCCTGTTGATGTAAACCCCCGCAACGCGATCAACTGCCGCAATGGCATCATCTCATGGGAGTGGAGCGGTAGAGATATCCATACCAGATTTGAACCCCATTCGCCAGATCTGTTTTTTACCTACATCACAGAATACGATTACGATCCAGAAGCTAATCAAGAGCATATGTGGCGGCTGCTAGAAGCAGTAGACCACACCGACCTTGATACCATCCAGCGCATTCTTGGTAGTGGCCTTGACCTTGCACATTACCGCGCCACACGCGGTAGGCCACGTGCTGTATTAATGATCGGTGAAGGCAGCAACGGTAAAGATACCATCCGTACTGCATTGCGCGATACACTTGGCGCCCGTAATTTTACGTCCTGTTCACTTGCTGACTTCCGCCAATACGATCAAGGTCGTAAATTTCCCATTGCACCTTTACGCGGTGCATCTGTTAACTGGTCAAGCGAAAACTCACAGTTTGTCCATATCGACAACCTGCAATCATTGAAGGCTGCAATATCAGGTGAAGAGTTGTCTTATGAGCTTAAAGGTGTGCAGGAGTCGCAATTTGTACCATCTTCATTGTTTGTTTTTAACCTCAACAAAGACCCTTCCATATCTGGTGAGCAGGTAGCAATTGAGACCCGCTTTCATGTATTTAAGTTCCGTAAGACCTTCCTGCCAAAACCTACAAAACCAAACCATTTACAAGCCGACCCGCGCTTAAAAGATGACCCTGATTTTATCCGTCGTTATATATGTCCTGCTTTCTTAAATTGGTTGCTTGAAGGTATGCAACTTGCCGTTGGTTATGGCATTGATTACAGCACCGGTCAAGATGCCATGGATGCCGTACGCCGTTCCAATTGCCACCTATGGGAGTTCTGTGATGCCGCCGAATTGCAGTGGGCTGGTGATGGTCACAGCGTACCGCTCAAGGCTGTATGGGAGCGGCTCCAGGTCTGGTACGAGGCCGAAGGCTACCTAGTCGATGGTCGATGGGTGCTGTCGCCAGTCAACGATCCACCGGTTAAGGCAGCTCGATTGATTGTCGGCAGGTTCCAATCCCTATGGCCTGAGCTCACCGTTCAGATGGACCCGATCTTGCGCGTAAAACGGCTCACGGGGCTGTCCATGGCCTGACCGAAGGCAAATCGAAGGCAAATCGAAGGCAAATACAGGCAAAATACAGCCAAAAAACATCCCAAACCCCTTGCTATTACTCATTTCTTTCTTTTTCTCTTAAGTCAAGTTAGGTAAGAAAAGAGAAATGGTATCAAGGGGATACATAATGTATATAAGGGGGAGTAGGGGATTTGGCTGTTTTGCCTTCGTTTGAGTCATACCAATGGATCTGGGCTGCAATTTGCCTTCGGGGTAGATGTATTTGCATGTTGGGACTCACTGAGATAGACTGGCATCCCTGGCACGCAGGCAAATTGGTTGAAGTCAAAGTGAGACTGGAGAGACAAGATCTGGACGCAATCGAGCAGCAGGCAGCAGCAGCAGGCACCAGCCGGGCAGTACTGATCCGGCAGCGGGCGATTGTTGCGGAATATCAACAGGGCCTTTATGGGTTGACGCCTTCGGCATACCATGCGCTTGTCTCGGATGCAGCAACCTTTATGGGTGGCATCATCCCGAGGCAGCACGTTGAGCTATTAACCGCATATGTCATCACAAGACTTGATTCGCATCACAGCAAGGCAGTCGCCCGTCATCAACCGCCTGCATGACGTCATGATCTTGGCGGTTGCTTATGCCGCTGCCATCCTTGATAATGCCCAGGAGGAAGGTATCCCCATTCCTGCTGAGCTGGTTGCCAGTTTTGCCGACGATTACAACGCCATCATCACCGCCTTAACCGAAGCCGCATCATGAAGATCATCACCGCTCAGTCCGACCTGAACCACGCGCTTAAGATCGTCGGTCGCGCCGTCTCCAACGGCAAGACCCATCCAATCCTTGCCAATGTCCTGATTGATGCCATGGCCGATGGCCACCTGCGCATTTCAACGTTTGACCTTGAACTCGGTATCTCAACCACAATCCTGGCCTCTGTTGAAACCGCAGGATCCATCACCGTTCCATACCGCGTCTTATCTGAGATCGTCGGACGACTAGACAGTGATGCTGCCCTGCTGCTCACCGTTGATGGCACTGCCGTCAGCCTGTCGAGTGCTACAGGCTCCTACCAGCTCTCAGGGCATGATGCAGACGACTTCCCCTCCCTACCGGTCGTCGATACTGCTGGAGCCGTCTCCGTGGCCCTTGTGGAGCCCATGCGTGCGGCTTTGGCTGCTGCGGCCACCGATGAGTCCAAAGGTGTCATCTGCGGCCTGCACGTCGCTATAGAAGCTGGCATCATGCGCATCGAGGCAACCGACGGTCATCGCCTGGTCACACGCACCCAGCCAGCCGATGGTGCCATCGACATCATCCTGCCGACACGTAGCATCTCCGCTATCCAGCGCCTAGACAGCCCTACGGTCACGATTGCTGCATCCAGCAGCCAAGCAATCATCATTGCTGATGGCGTCACCATCACATCACGCACCCTGGCAGGCACCTTCCCAGCCGTGTCAAAGCTGGTGCCTGAATCGTTTAGGCACACCATCACAGCCGATCGCATTGCCCTGATCGCAGCCCTAGAGCGTATTGCCATCATCAATTCTGATGTGGTAAGGCTTTCGGTAAAAAACAAAACCCTATCTATCGTTGCAGACTCCGAAGCCAGCAGCGGCGCCGAAAAGCTGACATGCTCTGGTTCCTTTCCTGATGCTGCCTTCAATGTCCGTTACCTCGTCGATGGTCTCAAGCACTTAGATGGTGCCAAAGTTCAAATGCAGGCCAATACGCCTACCACACCTGTCGTCGTGACACCAGTAGGCGTCGACGGTCAGCTTTACCTTGTCATGCCCGTACAGGTTCGTGTATGATTCCAACGGTCACAACCACATACATGGCACTCACAGGCTCCGAACTGCTCGCACAAGTCAAAATCCTTGGCGAAATCTCAGAACCCGAACTGGCAGCAGCAACCGGGTACATCACCGCAGAAGGCAAACCTAAAATTGCTGCACTGCGCTCCAACCTTCTTGAGGCATATGGCCTTAAAGTGGTCAAAGCACCGAAATCTGGCCGCGCCCTTTCCTATGAAGGCACCGTACAGAAAAACGGTAATGCCATCCTGTCCGGTGGTTACACCAGCCAGCTTGGCCTAGCACCCGGTGATAAATTCGCCGTTGAAGTCGATCTTGAGGAAGGCTTGGTCGCCATCAGTAAATTCTGATACCATCGGCTCCTCGCTTCGGCTTGGGGCTTTGCTATCATTTATTTATGGCACAGATTCGGAGCACTCAATTAGAAACGCAATCCCGTGCAGCAGAGTTTGCGCGGATCATTGCTAATGGCGGCAGACGTTCAGATTGCGTTCGCCATGCTTCGGAAAAGTGGGGGGTTGGCGAACGGTCATGTGATAAGTATCTGGCAATGGCCAGAGATCAACTCAAAGCAGATTGGGACTTAGAGCGGCCTCAAATGGTTGCTGATTTGCTTAGCCAATGCAGCACACTGCAAGTAGAAGCTAGAGCTGCCGGGCAGTTGCATATTGCATTAGGTGCGATCAATACTGCTGCAAAGCTGGCGCAGATTTGTTCGTGAGTATCCTTGCTACTGCAAGAGCAGGTAATGTATTGCAGCAGTATGGCCACAGTGACGAAAGGATCGACGTAAGTAACCTGCTGGCACGCATCCGCGAGGATCTGCATCCTGGGCAGATTGATTTTATTGATGACCAAGCTGTTGATATCCTCGGTGTATCAGCAGGTTATGGCGCCGGTAAGACCAGGGCGCTATGTGCTAAGGCCGTGCATCTTGCAGTTGCTAACCAGGGCTTTATTGGTGTTGTAATGGAGCCTACCGGCCCATTAATCCGTGATATTTGGCAATCAGATTTTGATGATTTCTTAGAGGCATACGATATACCTTATACGTTTAGGGCGTCACCGCTGCCAGAATATATGCTGCACTTGCCTGATGGTGATACAAAGATTTTATGTCGCAGCTTTGAAAATTGGCAGCGTATTATTGGTATTAATGCTGCATGGATACTTGCTGATGAGATCGACACCGTAGCGCCTGTTATAGCAAACAAAGCATTTCCAAAGATCCTTGGTCGTTTACGTGCTGGTAATGTACGCCAATTTGCTGCTGCATCAACACCAGAAGGTTTTAAGTGGATGTGGAGTACATTCGCCAGTGAAGATGGCAAAGGTCGCAGTGATCGGCGGCTTATTCGTATGCGCACGCAAGATAACCCATACCTACCGCCGGACTTTATTGAACGCCTGCAAGCAAACTACGATCCGCAACTACTTAAGGCATACCTTGATGGTGAATTTGTTAACCTCACCACAGGCCAGGTATATGACCGTTTCGATCGTGCAAAGCATGTAACAAGCATCGAGGCACCATCATACCGCGAACCGTTGCGTATTGGTGTTGACTTCAACGTAGGCAATATGTCTGCCGTTATCGCATACCGCAATGGCAAGACGTTACATGTGTTTGATGAGATCAGCGGTGCGCATGATACTGACGCCTTAGCGCAAACAATCAAGGCACGCTATCCAGACCATCGTATTTACATGTACCCAGACGCAAGCGGCGGCAATCGTAGTACAAATGCAAGCCAGACCGATATTGCAATCCTTGAATCCTACGGCATGTCGAACCAATCACCACGCGCTAACCCGCCTGTGCGTGATCGTGTTGCAGCAATGCAAGCATTAATGGAAAATGGTAAAGGTGAAATCCGCCTGCACATTGACCACAGTTGCCGTAAGTTGATCGAATGCCTGGAGCTTCAAAGCTACAGCGAAAGGGGCGAACCCGATAAAGACGGCGGTTATGACCACATGAATGATGCCATCGGCTACCTCGTATGGCGTGAGTTCAACCCATTGCACGCCGGGGCTGGCCGTGGTACTGGCGTTAGGGTATACTAACGATCTCATACCACCATGGCACGCACCTACAAACGGGACAGTATTGGCCGGTTTGCTGGCGGCGGAGGATCCAGCGGCGGCGGAGGCGGCAAGCGTCCTGCTGCTAAGTCTGTATCACGTGGCGTCAACCGTCTGACCCGCGATAATGCAGGCAAGATCACTAGCGTCGGCGGCACTGGCGCCACAGCACGCGGCGGACGGCTTAAGACCGCAGCAGGCAACAAGCGGGCGACTGTAACGGCCAAAACAGGCAAGCGTACAACTACATCAGGCGCCATTAGAACGACAGACGTTAACAAGTCAAAAGTAAGTAATTTTGCGAGCAAGAACGTAGAAGCACGCAACAACGCTGGATTGAACGGCAAGAAACCTCGAAGCATTGAAAATCAATCGACTCGGTTAGCCAGGGCTCAAAAACGGATTGATGATCGCAAACCAGCAGCCGGCAAGGTTGGGCAGCGTAAGGCAGCTAATGCAGCCCGCACTCAGCAAAGAGCTACAGCATTTTTGAAGGCTAAAGCCAAACCCCCAGCAACACCCAAGCCAGCCAAGGCAGCTAGACCCAAAGTTAACGGAAGGTAAGCCCTAACCGTGCTAAGCTAACCACGTCTACATCCAAACCCATGGAAGACTTCCTGACCGCACTTGATAATCTGATCGACAGCCTTGAAGATGTTACCGCCATTGAGGTTATTGGTGCTCTGGAGCTGGTAAAGCAGCGCCTGGCCCTTGATCTGCTGGCTGATGATGAAGACGAAGAGGATGCAGAATGACTGCCACAGCAATCGGGCGGCG